AAATGTTGAATCACGCAGAGGTAAAGTTTACAACGACATTGTAGAATCTGGTTTAGCCGAAGAGATACTTAAAGAAAAAAATACATTAACAGATGTAGCAAAAATATTAGGAACAACTGTGGGTGCTGTATCTATGGCATACAACGCATACTTACAAGATTTAGAAACAAAAGTTGCACAAGACAAATGGGAACTACCACAGGTTGCAGAAAAATCATTAGAAGATTTTAGTAATTTTAGAGATAGATATTTTCAAACAGAAACAGGAGAACAATACGAAACACCAGATTTTCATATTAAGTGGATTAATTCTATTTTAGAGTCTATAGAAAATGGTGACCAACAAATGATATTGTCACCTCCACGACATGGTAAAACAGACCTCTTAATACATTTTGCAGTGTGGCTCATTTGCACAAGACCTAACATTCGTATTTTGTGGGTTGGTGGTAACGAAGAAATTGCAAAGAATGCAATAGGTTCTGTACTTGACCAACTTGAAAGTAATGAATTGTTAATAGAAGAAATATGTGGACCAGGACCTAAATTTAAACCTACAACAAGGACAGGTAAGTCTTGGTCACAGAGTGGTTTTACTGTAGGTACTAGAACAGTTACTGGTATTAAATCACCGACAATGGTAGGCATTGGTCGTGGTGGTAAGATTCTATCAAGAGATTGCGACATAATTATTGCAGATGACATTGAGGACCATACTTCTACTATGCAACCTGCATCAAGAGAAAACACCAGAAGTTGGTGGACAACAACACTGTCTAGTCGTAAAGAGGAACATACAGCTATGGTCGTAATTGGTTCTAGGCAGCATTATGATGATTTATATTCACACTTATTAGATAACGAATCTTGGAAAACTATTGTAGAAGAAGCACATGACACTGCTTGTAATTTACCTGACTGGAACGAAGATGAACATAAAGATTGTATGTTGTGGTCTGGTAAAAGAACTTACAAGTGGTTAATGGATAGAAAGAGAGCAGCAGAAACTACAGGAGGTAGAGCAATATACGAAATGGTATATCTAAATGTAGCTATGCCAGATGGACTTGCATTATTTGACAGAGTAGAGATAGAAGAATGTCGTGACCAAAAGCGTGACATAGGACACATACCACATGGTACAAGACTTATTGCAGGATTAGACCCTGCATCTACAGGTTATCAAGCAGCTTTCTTGTGGGCATACGAACCTGTAGAAAATAAATTGCACATGGTAGATATGAACAACTCTTTAGGTGGTGGTATTCCACAAGCATTAGAAATAATAAAAGAATGGTGGATGAAATATAATTTGTCACACTGGGTTATAGAAGAAAATGGATTTCAAAAAGCAATACGACAAGATAAAAGTATTAGAGAGTTTGCATCAAGTCATGGTATATTTTTAGAAGGACACGAAACATTTAAGAACAAATTTGACCCACTATATGGTGTTACAGCTATGCGACCAATGTTTCAAGAAAAAAATATTTCTTTGCCATATCTTAGCTATGAGGCACAAGAAAAGGTAAACTTATATACAAGTCAGTTAGTATATTTTAGTTCTGCTAAAAATAAAAGCAAGACAGTGGGTACAAAGACTGACATAGTTATGGCTAGTTGGTTTCCAATGAGAGCCATAAGAAGAATGCAGAAGGAACGCTTTGCAGAATTAGGGTACGATTATAATCCTAGTTTTTCAGGGTACGAACCTAGTAATATGGATTTAGATAATTGGAGTTAAATGCCTTTAAATAGTAAAAAATTATATGACAAAATAGATTACCTAAGAGTAATCAATCAAGACCAAATGATTGATAGGTCTAGGATTCGTGACATTATGAATGGTGGTGAAGCTGCAGTTAAAGCACTTCTTGGTAATTCAATTAATGTAGAGTATCACGAACTACCTGCACCTAACTTATTTTTAACAGCACTAGAAAGATTTGCACAAAAACTAGGAAGAAGTCCTGATTTAAAAGTAGATATTATAAATGAAAAGGATAGCGAAAGAGCTAGAAAAAAATCAGAGAAACTAGAACGCATTGTTACTTCATACGATAAATTTCAAAAATTACACATGCAGTTACCACAAGCTGCAAGATGGTTACCTGGTTATGGATTTGTTGCTTGGACTATAGGACATAAAAGAGATAAAGATGGTAACCCTTATCCCTATGCTGAATTACAAGACCCATTTAGTTGTTACCCTGGAATATTTGGTAACGACCAACAACCAAAAGAATTAGCAATAATTCGTAGAGTGCCACACACAATATTGGCAGAACAATATCCAAATGCTAAACAATGGATATTTGCACAAAAAGAAAATGATGATGGTCATCAAGATGCTTACTCTGCGTTAATAGATAGTACAGATAGAGCAGGTGGATGGGCTAACTCTACAGGGCATGGCAAGGTTGTAGTTGAGTATAGAGATGAAGAAGGAACTTATATATTCCTACCTGAAAACAAAAAAATAATAGATTTTATGCCTAATGTATTAAAGTCAGGTCCTTGTTTTGTTGTAGCTAAAAGATATGCGTTTGACCAAATGCAATCACAGTTTCAACACATTACAGGTCTTATGGCAAATATGGCAAAAATTAACATACTTGGAACTATTGCTATGGAAGATGCAGTATTTACAGAAACAAACATTGTTGGTGAAATTGAATCAGGAAAATATAGAAAAGGCAGATTTGCTGTAAACTATTTGACACCTGGTTCGCAAGTGTCTAAGCCAGTCAATAATTTACCATATCAATTATTTCAACAAGTAGATAGACTTGAAAGACACCTGCGACTTGGTGCAGCTTATCCAGTATCTGATGATGGACAATCACCTAACGCATTTGTTACAGGTAGAGGATTAGAAGAATTAGGACAATCTGCATCTTTACATGTAAGAGAATATCAAGGAGTATTACAAGAAGCATTACAAGAATTAGATGCTAAAAGATTAGAATATGATGAAACTATGTTTCCTGGTGTGCGTAAACCTATTGCAGGTAGGCACAAAGGAACTGCGTATAAAGAATCTTATACACCTACATCAGACATTAAAGAAGTTTATGAAACAAGAAGAGTGTATGGTGTTATGGCAGGATTTGATGAACCACAAAAAATTATTACAGGGTTGCAATTAAAACAACAAGGAATTATTGATACACAGACATTACAAGAAAACATGGATGGATTAGATAACATTTCTAAAATACAACAAAGAATATCTGCAGAAAAAGCAGAAACAGTATTGTTTGAATCTTTAATGGCACAAGCTGCACAAGGTAATCCTAAAGCAACTATGGCAGCAATAGAGATACGAAAAGACCCACAAAAAATGTCAGAAATATTAGATAAGTTTTATACAGCAGAAGGTGAAGAACCTAGCGAAGAAGAATTAGCATTACTTGGACAAGGTGGACCACAAATTCCTGCAGGACCAGGTGGTCAACCTGCAGGTATAGAACAAGTATTAGGTGCATTAGCAGGAGGTCCTGGTGGACCACCACAAGGAGGACCAGTTGCCTGATATAAATAAAACATTTTATGACATGATTAATCAAGAAGATTGGTCAGAAGAAATATTTACAGGAACAAAAGAAAACGAAGAAGAAGTAGTTGTTGCAAAACAATTTTTAATTTTACCAACACCACATCCACACTTTTTTATAAATTTGACATTTGAATATGAATTTAATCCAGAGTTAGGAAAAGAATTATGGTAAGAAAAAGTAAAGCATTACAAGAAGCAACTGATACTGATATGACAGGTGGAGGTGCCTATCAAGATGTTGTTGCACCACCAAGAAAAGAAGGCGACCCAACAGGACAAACAACTGCTATAGAAAATCAAATAGCTGCAGTTGGTGGTACACCACCTATGGATGGTGGTCCTCCAGGTGCAATACCAGGTCCAAGACCACAACCTATATCTTTATCATCACCAACACAAAGACCTAGTGAACCTGTTACTGCAGGTATTCCTTTTGGTCCAGGTAACAATGGTCCACAACCAATTACTACAAACACTGTAGATAATTTTTTAATGGCAGCTAGAGAGGTATTTCC